TGCATTTGGCATGTCATCACCAATAAAATTATGCCTATGACCACTTTGGTGAGAAACGGTAAAACTAGTAGAACTTGGAAGCGTTCCCGAAGTTACGGTTTGTTCAGGAACATTGTGATTGTGTTGGGGGATATTCCCAATTGCTAAAGTGGTATCATCAGCACCACCAAAAGACCCTAAGTTGGTTGTATCTCTTAACTCAGTTCCTGAAGCAGGTGGTGCAGTTCCTGAAGCAGTTGCAGACCCAACATAACCTTGCCCTAAACCCCTTGGAACTCTTCCCCTTAAATCGGGTAATTTAAAAGTTGAAGATGCACCTAAAGCATCAGTAGTTCCTGCAGTGTATGCAGTACCACCAAACTTATTACTAATCACCTTATGTAAATCCCTATAGGTGTAGGTATTAACACTTCCACCATTACAATAAAGCCAATGATATCTTGGATTCCCACTACTATTATCAGAACCTAATCCTGTAACCCCGTTTGCACTTTCAGTATTAAAACCTGCATACATCCTAATCTCACCGGGAATAAAAGGATAAATCCGTTGCACTAATGAATCAGTTCCTGATCTTTCAGGAATGTTTGGTGAAGCTAAAGAAATCGTTACAGTAACATTATTTTCATTAACAAATCCTGCAGAATCAGAACCGTTCATCTTTAACATGTTTAAGGTCTGATTGTTTGATGATTTTGCACTAACTACAAATTCACCTCTATTCTTACCTGCAATACTTGCACTACTATCTGCACCTGTTACCAATAAACGATCACCTACGGCAAGGTTTCTAAATACATTAGCAGTGGAACTTGTTATTTGATTAGAAGTGTTAAACGATACTGTTAATGACTTACCTTTTAACCATGTTCGATCTACCCTAGCGAATATTTCAGGGTCAACAACATTGTTAAAATTGTCATTTAAAAGTTGACCCCATGTGTTATTTGCACTTCCAATTTCAGGAAGTGTCATGTTGTACACACTAGTGTAAGTATTAGCCATTATGCACCTGTATAAATATTATTATCGTATCCACTGTAGGTTCCGTAATTGTATAAACCTTCATCGTATTTACTTAAACTTCCTAAAACTGTTTGTTGACCGTCTTGTACAATTTGCGTGTTGCTTAGTTGTGTTGGTGATACATCACTAAAGTTAACACTTGTCAATGATCTTTCAGTAAGTGAAAGGTTGTTACCTTCTCTTTCAGTAAATGAAGGTCTTGTTACATTTTTATCTGTATAAGTTGTCACCAATCACCATTGTCTAAAGGTCTAGAAGGTCTTAACGATACCGTAGCACTATTTGATTGTGCTTTATCATCCGCTAACCTCATTTCTTCCAATCCCTTTTCCAACATAGAAGCCCAAACTTGTATTCTTTCATCATTCATTAAAAAAGGCTCCGCTTGCATTAAAACACCATAAAGGTAAACATCAGGATTTTTAGTTAACAACCAATTAACATTATTTTCATTTGTTAACTTAACTAAACTAGCATAGTAGACTAATTCAATTTCATAAGTTTGATCAGGTGAAGGAATGAATTCTATTTGCTCACCCGAAATAGCAAAGAACCTTGGTTTTCCTGAAGCATTAGTGGTTGATTTTAATTGGTCTGCATAACCTAATGAAACCTGTTCTAATGATGCAATAGGATTAGTGTTGAGTTGAATGTTATGCAACTCTAACAGGTCAGTGGGCAGGGCAATATATTGAGTGCTTATGTTAGCAGTAGACCGTTTAATTTGGTCCCTAACTCTAATCACCCTGTCAAAAGAGGATTCAGCAAAATCGACAAAGTTACTTATCTGAGCATCAGATATATCCGATCTGTTTAGGTAAGCGGAAACTTCATCTTTTAAATCGGCATAGTTGGTAAGTGCCATTACTCACTTGCTTCTTCGGCCTTCTTCTTACCATTGCCATTTTTCTTAGCAGGTTTTACATCACCCATAGCTCTTTGAACCATTCTTTGAGCAATATGTGCCATCACAACATACTCTGCTAATCTGCCATTATAAAACTTAAAGATTTTTTGAAAAGATTGAACATCAGGTTTTGAACCACCTGAACCATCTGTTTCAACCATGTCAATAAGCTTATCTATTTGATTTACTATGTATTCATTTGCAATCATCTTATGCCCTTAAATTAGATGTTCTAAATCCCCGATTGGCAGGATCATTAAGCCACTTTTTCCATTGCTTAGAATCATGTGCCCATCCTTCAGATAAAGCCTGATTGAAAACAGTAACCGGGATCTCTGCCAACGGTCTCATATTTGATTTGTAATTGTGTTTTGCGTTGTTTCTTTGAAACTTACAAAACTCTGCTAAAGCATTAGCATCCTGTGTTTGACTAAGTACAATAGAGTCATCAGCATCAACAGTGATTTCACTTATGATATCACCACGATGATTAAATATATGTGACCTACCTGAAGATGCTGATAACATGATTTACCTATTAAGTGCTTGCATAGGTTTTATTGCGGTCAAACATCCAACCGAAGGCTTGAGCATTACTCATTTCTATGCCCCATTCTACGATCAAATTTTCTACGGTGCTATCGCCCAATTTTGCCAACGGTTGCCGGGTAAAAGGACGTAGATATGCGATCTTAATATAATCCCAATCTACAAACCCGACATCGCAGGTATTAGTCCCGGTAAACATATGACGATCCATCATTACTCTAACGTCACCGAAATCGGTAGCAACCAAAGTAATATTGTTTGAAACTCTTTCAGGATCAACAATTACTTGGGTTCCACTTCGACCAACGAAATCAGAGATTTCCCTTTTCATTGCACCGTTTACAAGGATTGTGTCAAGGGTTGCTCCGTTATCCCACATAGCCTGTGCGATTCCCATTGCATCGCCTTCGGTGAGTACTGAAAGTGATCCTTCTGCAGTAGAAGTTTCAGTGAATGCACCATTAAAAGTAGTAGGAAAAGTTGTTCCTGTATCTTTAACAATTGATGCATCAGAACCGTTTAATCTTGCCAACATATGTGGAAGACTTTCGGTCTTTCTTGCAGTTGAATTATCATAAGCAGTTGAAGTACCTGCATTACCACCACTATGTCCCAAAATCGTTTTTTCTAAGTCAATTTTTAATTGTTTAGAACGGATAGCAAGTTGGTGACTGAGTTCCCGTGCCTTACCATACTGACTTAACGAGTCTAATGTCCCTGACACACTCGCATTTCTATAACTAATTTGAGTATAGTTTTCCAATCGAGTAGTTGCAGTTCCTGCATCTAATTGATCAGCCTGATTAACAATATCTGCACCCTCGACATGTGCATTTTCTCCACTACTTGGTAGGTTTTCAATCTGCCATTGGAAAAGTGTATTGTTAACATCCCTTCGTCCTGAATTGGACAAAACGGGAGTCTCATCCGGGTCTAAGTTGTGGATGATCGGTGAAACGTCCTCCTTTAACGAATTACTATCGTATTTCGTCATCGTTTGTAAAAGTTCTTGACTTGCCATATTTACCTCCTATCTTGGCTTAAAAGCAATTGGTGGAATGCATCAGTTGCATCCGTTAGTTTACCTGTTTTATGCAATTTCAGTTGAGCTTTCTTAAACTCACTCATCCGCTTTTTAGGTGCTTCGGCATTTCTGACCGTTGATGCACTAGCAGGAGTATTCAAAGCTTTTTGTTTGAGATTCTTTTTGTTCTCAACTAAACGATCATACAACATACTTTTTCGAAGAATATTAATAGCTCTTGCATCCATTACGGAATTAAGTTCTTCATTCGAATATTGTTGTGTGCGACCATAAGCCAAAAGCTCTTGTTTCTCCTTATCTGCAGTTGCTTGATCCGACCATGTTGGAATCAACTCCTGTAGTTTTTGTGCTTCATTTACAAGTTTGTGTTGTCTCTCAAGATTTTGTTGCTCCTGCATTTGTTGCTGAAGTGCAAAAATCTTTTGTTGTTGGACTTCACGTTCTCGTAATTGGTCTTGCCAATCTTGCCTTTCGACCATGTATTGCATGGGATTTTCTTCTTTCAAAGTTTCCCAATACTCTTGTGTTCGATCAGCTTCTTGAGCTTGCCTAATACCCTCATACTCTGCTTGAAGTTGCTCACTCAGGTTTTGAATTGCTCTTATAGAGTTTCTTTCCTGTTCTAAAGCCTTTCTTTCTTCAGCAAGTGCTTGAGTCTTTTTTGTGTAATCTGACTGCATAAGGACATAATTGTTTACATCCTCTTTTGAGATTTCCACATCAGAACCGTCTTCACCTAAAGGTAAAAAATACTTTGGGTCTTCAGGATCAGCTTCTACCTCATCTTCGTCAGTTCCACTAACCAACTCCACATCATCAGAATCTTCAATTTGCTCTTCAACGAGTTCTTCAGATTCTGCTTCAACCGATTCAGGATTTTCTTCACTAGGTTCGGTTACACCCATAGTGGCAATAAAGCCTTCAGTTGCTTCGGCTAAACTACCATTTCCTTCATTCGTAACTTCAGTACTCACTATCGAATTTTATCTTTGAGTAATTTTTAATGTCTCCTTCATTCATGATCTGCACAAAAGCATTTTTTAATTCATCTAATAAACAAATCCGTTGATAATACAATTCTCTTTTTTCATGATCTACAGGATCTGTTTTAAGTAAACGATCAATTAAAAGTTGTTTAGTGTTATCCCAAGCTAATCTGAATATTTCAGACTCACTTATCCTTCTTGCTTCTGCGGATCTTGCGTCCTCGTAAGTTAATTCCATGTTTAACTTTTCTCATCGGCATATAGTCTAACATACGGTTTTTAGTTAATTTTAACCCTGAATATCCTGTTCTTGGGCTAATTGGTATGCTGACCCTAAAATCGGCAATGCTACTGCAGGTAAAACTGCACCTTCCTTCATTGCTTTCCTTAAACCTGATAAACCTTTTGTTTTGATGATTTCTAATGCATTCATGTGATCTTGTCTGAGTGGTGAATTCATTTTCTTTGACCAATCGTTTGCTCTCATTATGTTATCGGTGATCAGTTGTTTAAATTCCTTAGATTTATCTAAAGCTTCTAATACACCGGGAACCTGATCTAAATAATCAAAAAGGATTTTAGTTCTTAAAGATCGACCTGCATTTTCAGGGGCCGAATTGGAAATTTTATTAACAGGATTTGCCCCTTCATATTCGACATATCCACTGACCACTCTTCCACGTTCAATATTTGCTTCAGGAAACATTTCTTTCAACTCATCAAGATAACCGGGAGTTCTCTGTCTTGTTTTAGTTTCCTTTAATCCTTCAAACATTTTCGACATTTGTTCCCCGGTAGGATTCTGTTTATCAAAATCATCAAGACTTTGAATTTGACCTGAATCAAATGCTTCTTGTGCTAATTTGTCCTGATCCTCATAAACCACCTCTTCAAAGGGTTTCCCTTCAGGAAATTTCTTTGTTGGCTTATTCCTACCTTTTAAACTCATTTTGGGGTATTTATCGTAGCCGGGGAAAATGACCAAAGACTTACCATTGTCAGAAATATAAAAACCCCGATCAAAAGCCCATTGAGCTATGTCCCTCATTCGATCCTCGTCTAGTGGTGCCCCGGTTTCGATTCTAAGGGCATTAGAAGCACCTGATTGAGACATTGCACCTACAGGGAAAAATTTGTGCCAAGCTGATGCATTCTGCATGTCGATATAACCCCGTGTTGCTTCGACTGCATTCAGCATGTTTTCTGTACCTGTATTGATAACTTTTCCACCTTCCCCGTCAGCGAGATCCACAAGGATCTGATGAGCTTGTGCAGGGTTCGTTTCAAGACCACCTGCTTTTGATTCAAAAATGCCCATAGCAGGTCTAGTTCCCACACCTAACATTCCCCCTTGTTCACTGATCACATCTTGAGGAGATCCGTAGCTTCCCGGTACATCCTCTGTATACTGTAATTTGGTTTTAAAATCGGCATCCAAGAGTGCAGGAAGATGTCCTGTATTTTTACCGGGGATAGCTTCAGAAGTTCCAAAAGCACTAAACTTTTGTAGATAATCGGGATAGGTTAGTTTTGCCCAATTTATAGCTTCATTTAGATCTTTAAATTTGCCGGGATACTTTTCATGTTCTGCTTTACCTTTTGCATACACCCATGCACTCGCTTGAAGTTCCCCCGGAGTCCAATTTGATCTTCCACCTAGTTTTCTTTTGTTTGCTCGATCCACTGCTAATGCAGTTTCGTTATCTAGGAAAACATGTTCTTGTGCAGTGAAACCTCGACTAAATTGTGACCCATCAGGATTCCTATAACCGAATGCTCTACCATGCCAAATGTCGTTTGTTCCTGTTAACGGTTTTGGAACATTAAAATTCATTTGATCATGATAAACTTGGGTTT